CTTAGCTGCTGAACTAAGTTGAGATTCTAGCTTTTCAAACTTTAGCTTCCACTCTTGTTCTTTATCGTTTACGTGTCTACGAAGATCACCGTAGCGTGTCTTAAATGTTTTCTCTTCTGCGCTCAGCTCTTTAGTCTCTGGCTCTTCTGTAGCCTCTACTTCTGCTTTGCGTTCCTCTACAGGTGCAACCTCTTCTTGTTCTTCTGGTTGTTCTTCTGGTTGCTCAGCGTTATCAATAACACCTGCTTGCTGTAGTAGTTCTTTTAGCTCTGCTTCATCTTGTGTTACCCGTTTAGCGTTACGCTCATGAGACATAGATTCAGTCTTTATAAGTTGTGCTTCCGACATGATTTTCTCCTTATTGTGGGGCCAGCAGTGTGCTGGGTAGCCTTATAGTTATTCTGTCAGTGTTTATATTTTACGTAAAATCTTTACCTGTACCATCATCATTATCATTACTATCATTATCAGTGCTCTCTGAGTCACCTAGACCAACACCATCCATAAAGTCACTAACAAAACCGCTGAGCCAACCGCCTGTTTTACTTGTATCTTTACTTGTTGAATTGCTTGTTAAATTTCCAGGTCTAGTACGAGCGTTGATAGGTCTTCCAGTAATAACTGAAACTGTAGCTTCCTTCCCTGTATCAGGGTCAATAGATGTAGTAGTAGATTCTACTTTATTATCTGTAGTATTGCCTAGTCCTTGGCTTGCATTATACATATCAAACGATTCATCGTCTACAAAATTATTACGGTCTAATTCTTCCGTATCCTTAGTTATTGTAGAAGCTTTAATTCCATACTTTTCCATATGATTTGATAAAGCCTTTTCGTCTATATTAGACATTAACCCTATTATAGAACCAAAACCAGGAAGCATACCCATTATTCCTTTTTGTGTAGCTGTAGGTCTGTCTCGGTACGCTTTACTCAATTCATCAGCAGACATACTACTATAGGATTTACTAGGTTCTGGTCCTTGATCCTCATCACCATAACTAGGACCATAATCATCTAAATTCCTATCCTCTTCTTCTTTCACTACCTGCTGATCACCAGCAACAAACCCTACAGGGATCACACCTAAAGGCTCTCCATTAAAGAACGGAATAGATATAGTTCTACCTTTATCATTAATATACTCTTTATACTCTATCCCACCAAAGCCGCCTGATACTCCAGGCAGTATGTCTTCAATGCCAAACACACTTTGATCTTTAAGGAAATCAGGATTAGTAACGCCACCTTCTTGATAACCCATAAGACCGCCTTTAGCTGCAGCTACTTGTTCTTCTGATGGCATCTCCATAGCTACAAGTTCTTCATTAGAGAAGGGTAGGTCATCGTCCATAACAGGCTCACCGCCAATGCGACCATCAGCTTCCATATTAGATAGACCCATCTTAGCTTCAGATCGTAGGTCTTCAAAGAACTTCATACCATAGTAACGCAATACGTCAGCAGGTACTACGTATTCTCCTTCACTTAGCATAGCAGGGATATCATCGCGTACCTCTTCTGGTAGTGAGCCAGGAGGTACTTCATTGCCTGATACAGGGTCTACCTCACTAGCCATGCCCCCTATTGCAAAGGCTTGTACAGTTTGATTATCAAAGGATGATGCAGTATCAACCGTACCTGTAGATAATATAGAGTCTTGTTGTCCTGTATACATATTCTGTTCTCCTGCTAAACCGCCTTGATTAAACTTACGTCCTAGTATTTTTTCTATTTCATCCCTATGAGGTAGGTCTTTTACACCAGCAGCCTCTTGTGCCACCTTTGCTTCTTCACGGCTTAATACACGCTTAACTTTCATATCACCGCCTACTACCCATGTTTCAGCATCTGCCTGACCGTCTTGATAAGTATAACTTCCTCCAGAAGGTAATTTATCATTTATATCTGTTCTCCCACGTTCCTGCATATATTTAAGGAGGTCTTCGCTGGTATCGTCAGCCATGTCTACTTCGACGAAGACTTGATCCTCTGCCCTACGCTTAACGTAATATTTCTTTTTAGTCTTTACTTTTTTCTTATCCGCTGCAGAAAGTTCAGATACTTTTTTCTTACTAATTAACTTTCCTTTAAAGTAGTTGAAGGTTTTTGCTTTGAATGCTTTAGGAGTTACACCTGCCTTTAAAAGCTTATTTCTTTCTGAAGCTGTGATAATAAGGTCTTCTGGGCCTAAATGATGTGCAACGGGTTTTGTTGTTGCATGAAACCCAGGTCTAGAAGCAACGGCCCTTACCTTTCCAAAGGGTGCAGACTTACTAGGTTTCTCAACAGAAAAACCCATCTCTTTTAATTTGTCTGCAGTCTCTACATCTGGGATAGTCTGCATATCCCCTGTTGCTTTAGATTTTTCACCCTTAGACCTTGTAGCACCTTTGCTAGGTACGTACATATTACCATTAGCACCCTTAAACGTAACAGGCGGTACAGTTGCAGATATCCACTCACCAACAGGTATCTCATCAGAAGCATTAACAAATAGAGGGTATAGCTTTCCATCTTCCGCTTGTGTTGCTATCCTGTAAGCGCTTCGTGTCTTATTAAAAGGCTCCTTAGGCTTCAGTTTAATATTACCTGCAGTACTACCCACAGCAGTAGGGTCTATCTCAACACGCTTAGCAACATCAAATACTTCCTTAGCACCTTTCTTGATAGCTTTAGCAGCAAGGTCTCCTACACCAGGTATAAGACCAATAATAGCAGCACCACCTAGCGCACCAGCTAAGTAATAGTTAGGCTCATCTTTTTGTAGTTCGTCATATATATCTTTAGCTGCCATGACATCCCCTACAATAGGTGTCATACTAGCAACAAACGTAACAGCATCTTTAGCGCTAAAGCCAGATTCTGTCTTACTCTGCTTAGGTTTTTCAATAGATCCTTCTTCAACTAAGTTTTTGTATATATCGGAAGGCATAACTCTATTACTGAAAGCGGAGTTAGTTTGTTCTTCTAATGCTACCCCTTCAACTTCAGCCATTAACTTTATCCCTCAAGTATTTAAGTCTACGAAGTGTTGCTATAGAACCTTGTGCTCTATGTATGTCAATAGTATGCTCTGCTTGCTCTAAGTTCTTATGCTGTTCAGATATCCAAGTATCTAGCTCTACACAGAAAGCATCCCATTTAGGTTTATCATTTACAAACTCTTTAAGCGACATTACCAGCGAAGCCTTCCTCACCTGGTGTTGGTGCTACACCTGTACCTATGTTGCCACCACCTGCGCCTGTCTGATCCTGTGGGTTAACACCAGCAGGAACTGCAGCTTCGCCTTCTGGCGCTGGGCCACCCATACCCTCTACTGGAGGTGGAGCAGGTTGCTGAAAGCCTTTAAGTATCTCAGCTTGTATAGCTGCATCCTGCATAGAGTTAGTCACCTTATTGGGGTCAAGATCCATGCTCTTAGCAATCTCTCGTATGATGTAATCCATCTTAGCAAAGGGAGCTAGCATAGGGTTCTGTACAACACCTAAGAACTGCATAAGTCTCTGAGATCGTACCTCATTAGCCATGAGGCTCTCTGTGCCGTTAGCTATAACTTCTAAGTCACCCTTGATGTTTTCATCATAGTCAAACTGCATGTTGAATGCAAAGAATGCACGTCCTATAGGAGCTAGCAGATAATCATCTACGTTCTTAACTACGTTGCGGATACTACCATTAGCTGCAGACATAAGCATACTGATACCAGAAGCTGTACGTCCTACACCTGACACACCTGTCTGACCGTGTGCAAAGCTAGGAAAACCTGTGCTTTCATCAGCAAGAACACGAGCCTTATCAAAGAGTTGCATGTTCTCACCAGCAACGTTGGGGAACTTAGTGCCGAAGATGGCTTGACCAGGTGCACCCCCCTGTCTTCGAAAGACTTTGCCTGGGTGCACTGATAGGTCCTGCCCTGGGACAAGATTAGTTTCGTCTATCTCAATTAGTAGATTACCAGATAATACAGCATTGTCAACAGCCATTCTCATAAAGCCGTTCATTAATGTTTGTGTATCATCCATATTCTCTGCAATACCTACACCAAAGAAGGAGTAAGGGTTATGCTCATATGGTACAGAGTAGTATGGAATACGTGTAGGTTTGAAGGGATTAAGCACACAGCGTATAACATCTCCGTTACATACCCAAAGATTAGCATTAACTTCTACTAAGTCTTTTAACTCACTAGGTATCTTAATGCCGTGCTCTTCTAAAATATCTGTATCAACGAAACCCCAGAACTCTAATACTTCCCATCGTTCTGTATCAGATGGATTAGTATCATCATCCTCCATCTTCATCTCCCAATGCTTACGCACATAGTCTGGGCCTTTATCAATGGCAGTCTGAATAGCGTCTTCCATAAAGTAGGGACGCCCTCTTAAAGCACGAAGTTGATTGCGAGACATCTTGTGCCTCTCAACTACGTACTCAGCATCATCCATAGATGTAGCTTCTGGATCAGGAAAGAAGTTCCATACAGATACGTGGTTAGTAGATGGTACAGTCTTTACAAGAGGATCGTAATCACCTTCTTCATTCCAGTTAGGATATTCTTTGTCTAATGCAAAGGGACCCTTCATTACACCTGTACCAAGCAGAGACATCTCAAAAGCCATTGAACGAAGATGCTTAGATGCACCACTCTCGTTTAGCTGATCGTGTATCTTCTTCTCCATCTTCTTAGCTGCAATCATAGCAGGATGGAATGTAACTGTAGTAGGTGTAGTCCCGTCACCTTCAATGATCTTATCACTTACAGAAGATAGTTTATTAGCCATACCACCTAAGCGTTTCATTAAAGATGTACGTGTTTCACCAGGCTTAAGCTCTGTATCAGGTCCAATCAAGTAAGGCTTAGTAGGCTCTTCTGTAAAAGTACCTGATAAAGCATCATGCGCTGGGCCTGCGTTAGGGTCAATGTTAATGTGTACTGATTCAGCTACACCATCAGGTAGAACGGAAGGTTCAACATTAAGAGGGAACTTATTATTACCAAACAGCACATCTACTATCTGACCATACGCTGCTAGTGTCTTAGTCTTAGTTACCTTTACAAATACCTTAGACTTCTCGTTAGACGTGAACTGTACATCTGGTCCGTATATACCTCTGTAGTTCCTATAGGAGCGAAGCCAACGCTCTTCATCTGAGTACCTAGCATCTTCTGCTCTATTAAACCTATCTACTACAAACCCAACTAGGGTGTTGGAAGTATCAAAGAGTTTATCTTCGCTAGACTCCGCTGCAATTACTTCATCTGTTTCGAATGAAAGATCGTCTATTTCTGCCATTTATCTAGTATCCAAAGTTAGGGTCTGACATCTGAAAGCCAGAGTTTTGTTTTGCTGGGTTGAAGTCCCATATAGAGCTACGTGGGCGGGTCATAATTCCGTATCTAAGAGCGTCGTAGAGGTGGTCTTCTGCGTTAGTATCTACATCCTCAGGGTTCTTCTTGTCTAGAGGTATGACAGGTATCTGCGCTATAGTGTTGGTGCAGGTGGAGAGAAACACTAGCCGAGGCTCTTCTGTATGCTCATCCACCTGCAGGCGTCTGTGTATCTCGTTCTTACCAGATACCCTTGAACCACGAGAGCGATCAGAAGGTCTCCAACGACAACCCTTCATGTTCATTTGCTCTGCAAGTGAAGGGCCTGTATCTCCTCTCTTATGCCAGAGGGACGAGTCCAACACGCCATACCGTATAGTGCCATCTTTTGCTTCAGCTTCTAAGATCATATCTGCTAAGTCTGTAGCAGTAACCTTAGAACAATATAACTCTCTATATACTACAAGCTGCTCACTAGGAGCAACAGCAAACCAAAGTACCCCTGTAAAGGAGCCGTACCCGTAGTCACAGGCCCTAAACCTAGGCCATGAATCAGGTATCTCAAAGGGATCAATTACGTGTATCTTCCTGTTGAACTCAGGGAAAGCTGCACCCTCATTAATATCCCAGTTACCTTCAAGGAGTTGCTTGCGTTGATGCTCAGGTAGTGATAGAAGCATTGCTTCATAGTCACCACTCTCTGATAGGTATGGGTTATCAAACAAACTAGCAGGTATAAACCTACGTCTAAACAAGGGTTCACCTTCACGGCTATGTCCTTTAGGGAACCTAATTGTTTCTCCTGTCTCAATGTTTGTAGCCCAGAAGGGTAGACTAGAAGGAGAAGGATCAATAAACATCTTCTTAACCCAACCATGTCCGTTTCCACCAGGGTTAGTTGTAGCTCTCATGTACAAACCTAAGTCTGCGCTGTGAGCACTACGTAAACGTGAGCGCATATAATCCCATGCGTAGCTACTAGGCCATTGAGTTAACTCATCAAAACCAATCCAGTTAAACGCTTGTCCTTGGTATCGGGTAACGTCCATGTCCTTGTCGAGGTATGACATCCAAAGCCTACCTCCTTGCGGGGTTATCCACTGTGACTTACGCTCTGACCACTTGATACCAGGTATAGCTTTAGGGTATAACTCTTGGCTCTTCTGTATTAGCTCTCTTAGCTCTTCTGTTGTGTGTCGTACAAGTAGTCCACTGAAGTTAGGACTACCTAAACCGTGAAGAGGGTCAGCAAGCATGGCGTAACTTTTACCACCACCCGCTGCCCCTCCATACAATACTTCCCGTTCAGATGCACTAAGGAAGTTTGTTTGTGGCCCAGGGTTAGGCTTAAATATAATCTCTTGAGCAGCTTCTACATCAAAGTCAGCAGGTTTAACTTGAGCGTGTACCTTCTCTACTACAGGTTTACTCTCCTGCTGGGGTAAGGATTCTGTAGGCTCCGATACTTTCTTCTTCAAGGTTCTTGATTTCTTGTAACGTTTCTTCGAGCCTCTTGGCAAGCTTGCGCTTAATTCTAGCTGTCTTCTTACGTCTTCGCTCAATGTCTACCCTCTTCTTTAAACCCATATGCGAGATATAGCGACCTGTTTCTTTATGTAACCAGATAGCGACTTCTCTGTAAGCATACTGTTTTAGGTGACGCTTTGCAAGCTCTAATGCTTCTAGCTCAGTAGGTACGGGTTGTAATAGTTTATCATTATCAGGGTGTATTATATAACCGAATGGTATTTGTCTAGTTGTACGAACTAGGACATGCCACTGTTTTTCTTCACCTTTGTGTGGCCTAGGCAGTTGCCAGTAGCCTAAAGAGCTACGGTCCATTGTTATTCGTTCTTACCTTCTTTAGATGGTAACATAAATACACCACCACTAGAAGACGTTACATCTACTTTGTCTACCTTACCTAGTCCTGCACGGTCCAGTAAGTCTTTTGCTGCAGCCATCTTATCTCGTATGCCTAGCTCTGTAGGATCACTCAGTGCACCAACTAAAGCCATGACAGCCTTAGGTGCTGAACGTGCAAAGTGAGTACGTGTAGCTTCAGCTATCTCATCCTTGAGAGCTTCAACAATCAAACGGGTAGGCGTCTTGTCACTATACCCAGATAACTTTTTAGCCAACACAACATCCCCTCCTGCTTCATCGAAGAGGACCTCTAAGAACTTCTGTTGGTTTTCAGTTAGTTGTCTTGCCATGGTGTTACCACTTTCCTTGTTGTGCACCTATGAAGTAAATACATGTAGTTAATAAACCTACTGCTAATATAAAAGCTATGATACCTAGAAACCAAGTAATAATAGCTTCTTTTATTTCTTCTTGTCGATACTCTTGTTCTTGCTTTCTTTTTCGGACCTGCGCCTCAGTCCTCACTAATTCATCCCAAGCCGATGGACCCATGCTGAATGAGATGTAGCTACGTAATTCTGCCCTCATCTGCTCTGCTCTCTTTTTAGCTGAGAAGATTTGCATAGCTTCTTGTTCTACATCTCCACTAATAGCTCTCCACCACGGAGGGTTTTTAGCTTTAGCTTCAGCTCGTCCTAAGTCACTCATAGCACCAGCCCATTGACTTAGCTGGTTAGGCATATCATGTAGGCCTTTGCCTAACTCTATACCTTTTTTTATAGTGTTGAAGGCGACTGTCGCCCCACTAATAATAGTAAATGGGTCCACGGCTCTCCCCTTCCGTTGAACACTATATGTCGAATCTAGCTACCCTGTTGATATCACCTCTACAGATACCTATGTCGCGTAACTCTTTGTCTGTCATTCTATGAAGGTGCATCATAGTAATGTGGTGGTTTGCTGACTTTTGACGCGCTTCAATCATTGATTTGTAGCAGCGTTTAAGTGCGTGTTTAAATTTAGTCATGTCCGTACTCCTTTGTTTTTAAGGGACGAACATAGTTATACTCAATCTTGCATATAGTAAAACTGCTAAGTAGACATACCCGATATGTGTTAACCGACAGGCACTAGTGTCTCCGTAACAGTTACTATACTATCTACGTGAGCAGTAGCACTAGGTGTAATCCGTATTTTATCACCAGGCGATATTATTAACTCAATATCACTAAAAGTAACAAACTCCCCTGCACCTAGGTTTTTACCTTCAAGAAAGTGATGCGTGTAAGAATCTGCTGCTACGTACCACTCAATAGTAATATTAGTGTTTCCAGTGGAGTTGTGTACGTGAATATAACTCACTTCTGTTGAACAGTTAGCAGGGCATGTGTAAACATCTACAGTGCTCGTGTTTGTACTGTGTCCATACACGGATCTCTTACGAGAGGGTTTGCCTTGCCTACTAAGTGTCATTTCTTCTTAACGACTTTCTTAACTGTCTTAACTACCCATGCTTCATTTACATCAGGAGTACTGGGGTCATCAGGAATGAAATGTCCGTTCTCATCCCTAGCTCGTACCATTTCCAAAGACTTCTCAACTTCCTTTTCCTTTTTAGGTTTAGGCGCTGGGCGCTTCTTGTTAGTCACCAGCGCAGCTTCTGCAACTCTACATATTTCAGTAACGTTAGCATCTTTACTTTGGACATTACCGTAGTTGTCCTCCCCAGCAGATTGATTACCCATAGCATCCCACACATATCCGTGTTCATCTACGCGATAACCTTCTGCTTCAAGAGCATTACGATACTTATGATAAAACTTATCTGCCATGTTAGGCCTTCTTCACTGGACGCGCAGGCGGCATAGATGCGCCACACATACCACCTTTATTGTAGCCCATAGGTTTCTTCTTCTTAGACATACCACCATAGCTGTAGCCCATCTTCTTAGCTACTTCTGGTGCTTCCTTCTTGAGTGCTTTCATGCCCTTGTTCATCATTTTAGTATTCCTCTTCCATTGAATGATCTTTTGTTTCCCACGCTTGGCAGGCCTTCTCTTGACTACAGACAAACTTAAACTTAGAGCAAGCACCAAGGCCTGACTCAATAATTAATGCTTTAAGCGTTTGAATACGATTGTCGAAGTGACAACAGTTACCACAAGTCTTAAGTGCAGCTACATCAATATCCTTATCCCAAGCCTTACCTAGTTCTTCAGCAGACTTACCATACATCCAGTATGTCTCTGCACGTTCACGGTTTTTAGGATCTACCTCAGGTGGCTCCCCTACCATTAAGCTTACGCCCATCATCATGTCTTTTTCTTCCTGTGTTTGGCTGTCTTCGTAGCGACTTTCTTAGGTTGAGCCACGTACTGCTTACCTGCCTTAGTGCCTCTTCGTTTTGCTCTAGTGGTTGCAGCGTACTCACTGCTGCTAAGAGACTTAATAGCCTTAGCAGGTAGATAGCGTTCACCAGTAGCATTAGGACCCTGCGTGGAAGGCTTACCACTTTTTGTACGCCAGTTCTGCTTTGTCCACTTCTTTAGGGATTTCTGTGGAGCCTTCACTACTTGTATCCTCCACCTTTAGCTTTGTATTGTTTGGCAAGCATCTGCGCTTTACGTGCGGACCACTGTCCAGGCTTTCCACCTTTTCCACCCGCCTTAATCTTGTTAAATAAGTTCTTACGCATGGTAGGGTTTTTGTAGTTACCTGCTGCATTTACTTTTGAATCTGTTTCTGGTTTCTTTGCCATACTACCACTTGACCTTATCTGCCCAATAAGCTGCAGACATCCTGCCCTTCTTAATATTATTAGCGTGTCTTGCTTTAAAGCTATCGCGTTTCTTCTTCATCTTATCTGATTCACCTGACTTAGGACTACCTGCAGTCTTAGCACCTTGCTCACCAAAGCGGATAGTCTTAACTAGTGGACCTACCTTAGCTACAACTACGTGAGATTTCTTAGGGTG